AAAAGTAGCTCCTCAAGTTGTTGCTAAAATGGGCTTTAAGAAAAAAGGTGGCCTTGTTTCTAGTTTAAATAAACTTAAAAGAAAACCATAATGGCTACTTCAAATACAACTAACTTTGATTTAAACGTAGATGATTTGATTGAGGAATCTTACGAGCGTTGTGGTATGCGAATGACTTCTGGCTATCAGTTGAATTCTGCTAGAAGATCCCTCAATTTACTATTTCTTGATTGGGCAAACAGAGGGTTGAACCTGTGGACAATTGAGCAAGCTAGTTTAAATTTAGTAGCATCTACGAGTACTTATAATTTAGGAACAGACATTGTTAATGTTTTAACAGCAGTTGTGAATGATACAAACGATATTGCAATTGATAGAATAAGCAGAGCAGAATATTTAAACTTACCAAATAAAACTACAACTGGTAGACCTGCGCAATATTACGTTGAAAGAACAAATCTCCCTAAAATTTACTTGTATCCAACTCCAGATAAGGCGTATACCTTTAAATACTATAGAATTAGGCGTATACAAGACTCTGGTGATTATACAAATACGTTAGATGTAAACTTTAGATTTCTCCCTTGTTTATCGGCAGGATTAGCTTACTATTTATCTTTAAAATTTGCCCCAGATAGAACAGCTGCTTTAAAAACTTTTTATGAAGAAGAGTTTGCTCGAGCCGCTGCTGAGGATAGAGATACTGCCAGTGTTAGTTTTGTTCCACAGGTAGAGACTTAATATGTCTGGATATGCTTCAGGAAAATACTCGTATGGACTATGTGATGTTTGTGGTCAAAGATACTTTTATCAGGATCTGAAAAAGAACTGGAAAGGTTTTAAAGTTTGCCCTGAAGATTATGAGCCAAAAGAGCCTCAATTAGAACCTCTAAGATTTAACTCAGATGCAATCGCTTTGTTTGAACCTAGACCAGATAGAGAAGAAGCTTTAGAAGTGTTTGTAGGAGGAACTGGCGATACAACTTTTGAATCTGACGGTATGCAACCTGAATCAAATGCAAAAACAATACAAATTTCTGGATCAGTAGGAACAGTTACGGTGACAATAACATGAATTATAGCGAACTTTTAACCAACGTAAGAAATTACACTGAAGTAGATAGTAACGTATTTACAGATGCTGTAATAGATACATTTATAACTTTTGCAGAAAATAGAATATTAAGAGAAATTGATTTAGATGTTTTTAAGGAAGAAGTAACTGCAAACATGACATCTGGAAATAGATTTTTAAGTATGCCAACAGATATTTTAACTCATCGTTATATTATGTATACAGATGGAAATGGAGATCAGGTATTTTTAGAAGCTAGAGATCAATCTTTTATGAAAGAGTATTGGCCTAATTTTACTTCTACATCTGCTCCAAAATATTATTCTGTTTTTGATGAAGACACATTTTATTTAGCTCCTACACCAGATCAAAGTTATGTGACTCAATTAGGATACATAAGAAGACCACTTCAGTTGTCTTCAACGAACACTACAACATGGATAAGCACAAATGCTCCAGAGGCACTTTTTTATGCAGTTTTAATTCAAGCTCATAGTTACACAAAAGGACCTTTGGATATGCTTCAATATTTTGAAAAAAGTTATGGTCAAGCAATTCAAGGATTGGGAGTTGAACAACAAGGAAGAGGTAGAAGAGATGAATATAGGGATGGAGTTTTAAGGATTCCTATAAAATCTGTTTCTCCTGGTCCTTAATTATTATAAAATTTAGTTTTTAGGGGAAACATTTATATGTTTGAAGTAAAGACAGGAAATATTTTAAGTCCTATAGTGAAAACCAGCACAGATGGTGGTTTGTCTATGGAAGACTTAGCTGAAGCCTGTGTTTTCAAAATAATATCTGTTTCAGAAACAGCTTCTCCTGAAATAAAAGAACAAGTTTATTTTTTTCAAGATAAGTTAAAAAATTTAATTTATCAGTATTTAAAAAATGCAGCACAATCCGAAAGAGATACTTGCGTACAATTATGTATTAAGGGAGGTGAAGAAAACGCTGCAAATTTATTAAGGAGATTATAATGGCAATTACACAAGCAATGTGTACTAGTTTTAAGCAAGAACTTTTGACAGGGACACATAATTTTACAACTGGTCAAGATACTATTAAATTAGCTTTATACACAAGTTCTGCTAGTTTAGACGCTAGTACTACGGCTTATTCAACTTCTAATGAAGTTTCAGGAACAGGGTACAGTGCTGGCGGTAACACTTTAACTAATGTCACACCTACTACAAGTGGAACCACAGCTTTCACAGATTTTGATGATACATCTTTTACGAGTTCTAGCATAACAGCAAGAGGAGCTCTTATATATAACTCATCTCAAAGTGATAAAGCGATATGTGTTTTAGATTTTGGTTCTGATAAAACTTCTTCAAACGGAACTTTTAGTATTGTGTTTCCTAATGCCGCGGCTAGTACAGCTATTATTCGTATTGCTTGATAGGAGAACGAAATGGCTTTAATACAAGCAGATAGAGTAAAAGAAACATCTTCTACGACAGGGACAGGAGATTTTACTTTAGCAGGGGCAGAAACAGGATTTAGATCTTTTGAAAGTGGGGTTGGAAGTGCTAATACTTGTTACTACGTTATAACTGATAACACAGATTATGAAATAGGTTTAGGAACTCTTAGTAACTCTGCTACTTTAGCTAGAACTACGGTTATTACTTCTTCAAACTCCAATGCTGCTGTTGATTGGGGAGCCGGAGAAAAAGATGTTTTTACCACATACCCTGGTTCTAAGGCAGTCATATTGGATTCTTCCAATAATCTAAATGTTGCAACGAATATTTCTGTAGGAGGTACGTTTCAAGTAACAGGAGACACAGATGTATCTAATCTTTCAGCTAGTGGCACTTTTGATGTTGGTGGCAATGCTTCTGTGGGAGGAACTTTAGCGGTTACAAGTGACGCGGATGTTAGTGGTAACGCATCTGTAGGTGGCACTTTTGCTGTAACCGGAGATACGGACGTTACAAATATTTCTGCTGACGGCACGTTAGACGTATCTGGTAATGGTTCCGTAGGTGGCACATTTAACGTAGAGGGGGATTTAAAAAATACCGCTGGTAATTTAACAGTGGATCCTGCTACTCAAATATTTGAGATAAAAGGTGACGGTTCTTCCGTGGAAGGACAAGTACAATTAAATTGTCATGCAAATAGTCATGGTCAAATTATTAAAGCTCAACCTCATTCTGAGGGTGTTACGAATACAATGTTATTACCCAAAGGTTCTAACTCTACATTAGTATCTGAAATTGCTACTCAAACACTAACTAATAAAACTCTTGGTGCTACATCTGTAGACGGCACATTCAACATATCTGGCAATGCTTCAGTAGGAGGTACATTATTAGGTACAGGTGGAGTATCTGATGCTGATGGTAATTTAAGAGACATACCTGTAAGTGAAAATTTATCAGGAAGCTATACTTTACAAATATCTGATGCAGGGAATCAAGTAACTGTAAACGCCTCTGGCACAACAATTACTGTACCAACAGGTGTTTTTGCTGTAGGGGACATAATCTCAATAATATCTGTAAATCATTGCACAGCTATTTTAGCTTGCACTGCTGTTAATGCGGTTAAAGCTGGAGATGCAGAAGCGACTGCTTCGCACACATTAAACCCAAGTGGCGTTGCAAGTATTATGTTTAGTTATTCTGCTGATTTAGCAGTTCTTACTGGTAATGTTTCAGGAGTAGAGTGATGACAGGCGTTCACCAATTACTCTTTTCTAATTTTAGCGTTGCAGGAGCAGATGTTGCCGGATTTACGGTTATTGAAAGTTTTGTTGGTAATGATTCATGGACTTGCCCTACTGGTGTAACTCAAGTCGATTATCTTGTTGTTGCGGGTGGTGGAGGCGGAGGTACTGATGCCGGAGGAGGTGGCGGCGCGGGAGGATTTAGAACAGGTACAGGTTTATCTGTTACCGAAGGAACTACTTACTCTATTACAGTAGGTGGGGCTGGAGGGGACTCTACTTTTTCAACAATAACATCCACCAGAGGAGGAGGTGGAGGAAATATTCGTGGCACAGGAGGATCAGGTGGTTGTGGCGGCGGAGGCGGTGCAGATAATACAGGAGGCGGTCCTTATGCGGGAGGAGCCGGAAATACACCGGCTGCTACTTCAGATGGAGGTAATGGCGCACCCGCTTCTCCAGTTCAAGGTTTCAACGGAGGAGCAGGAACTCAAAAAATCGGCGGCGTAGATACGGCGGGAGCGGGAGGTGGTGGAGCAAGTGAAATTGGTGGTAATGGAACTTCATCTTCTGTTTCTCCTAATGGTGGCGGCCCCGGTGGAGACGGTTTTGAATCCACTATAACTGGAACAGCAACATATTTCTCTGGCGGAGGAGGAGGTGGCGCATATAACTTAGCTCCAAACCCAAGACCGGGAGGCACTGGAGGCCAAGGCGGTGGTTGTGGTGGAGGTGATAGTCCAGGGCGAGCCGGAACACCCGGAACTGCAAATACAGGTGGTGGCGGTGGTGGAGGTGCTGGCGGAGTTGGTGGTGGTGGAGCTGGCGGCTCAGGTAGAGTTATTATTAAATATGTAGCTCCAACTGGTAATGCACTAGAATTTAGAGGCACATCAAAGTGGACTTGTCCAAATGGAGTCACTCAAGTTGATTACTTGGTGGTTGCAGGAGGTGGAGGTGGTGGAAAATTAGATGGTGGCGG